AAACACATGGTGTCCTTTTACACCTTTCCAGTAACCTATATCGTTTACTTGTATGTTTTTTTCTTTTCTGTATATCTTTGACAAATGCCAAAACACATACGAGTCGTGCCATTCTAACAATTTAAACACCTCGTCTGTGACATAAAGGTTTTCCCAATCATCGACAAAATTTTGTATCTCTGGATGCTTCATGTTATAGCCAACAAAGCCGCATTCTGGATATTTGCCGCCGTCGTTTAGTTTTGGATTCTCACGGCCTAGATATGTTAACATTGTGTCTTGTGGTAACAATTTTTCAAAGAAGTCCATAGGTACGGGTCTAAATGAAAATGTATCTCCGTCGATCCAAACAACATAATCATACTCTTTTGAATTACGCACAGCATTCACAACACAGAATACTTTGTTAGCAAATCTCACTGCGGCCCAAAGGAACGATCCTTTATTTTTATCATTGCCTCCCTTAACTTGTAGTTCTGCTGGACGTCTAACACCCCCTTCAATTTCATCTAACTCTCCGTTTGCAACAGGATCGTTTTTATGCTTGTTTTTAAATTTAAATAGTTCTGGCTCGGCAGTGTTTAGATCTATCCACTGTATCCTATCATATTTGCATTCAGGTTTAGGTTCTTCTGCGTACACAACTATATCAACATCTTTTGGAAATTGTTCAGCCATTGACTCAATACCTTTTTTGCCGTACTGTTCCCAACAGCCAGGTTTGTATGATGTGATAACTTTAATTTTCATTTATTCTCTTATTTAAATTTTTTAATCCAGGCCAGTTTAATAAAATATCTTGCTGGTCTTTGGGCAAGTCACTAATATAGTTTGACCCTCCCTTTCTATAAAATTTTAGTTCATCTGGTGCTTCTTTGTTATTTTTTTCTTTCATTTTTTCCCAAGTGGTTTGTTCTTTTGCATATGCAAACGAATCTTTATCGCAGTCTTTGAACACAAACGTTATTAGACTTTCCCAAGCACTGTCTTCTTTCTTTAGGTCTTCGTATTTGATGAATAACTTTCTACCTTGATGTAGTGCCATATGATCCAGTTGCAAATTCATGAAGTTGATAATAATGTCTAGTCCCCATTGTTTGTTTTTTGCAAAATCTATTATGTCTGTATGTTGAGGACACGTAAAATTTTTATATGGTATGCTTTGCAAATAAGGCCAATAACTGAACAATACATCAAGAGGATCTCTCACAAGATATACAATATTTTGTAATTTCATTTCAGGCTCGAAATAAAATTGTCTATTGTCTTGTATTTCAAAATATTCGTCCCATGGGATATGTCCGGTCATGCTCATGAAGTCGTGTCGAAATAATATTTTAGGTATGCCAGGCATTCCAGGTCTTGGTCTATCGACCCATTTGCTAAACTCAACATTCCACTGTCTAGCAATATAGTGTGCAAAAAAATGTTTCATCCAAGTACGTCCACAACGAGGAAAACTTAATATCAAGTTAGGACATTTGTTGTATTGGTTACGTAAAACGTTTATTCTATGATGCATCTATTACCTTGTATGTTTCTTTCCAATGTTTTAGTATTAAATCTGGTATTAGCATTTTAGCAGATTTTTGGCTAGAAGTCACGACTTTCAGTTTTTTGTTTCCTAACTCTTTGGTATAAAAGTCTTCGAGGTCTTTGTCCATTTTATTTGTAAGCCACAAGCCTACAGGAACAGTCCAACCTGTTTTTGGTTTGTAAATGATCTCATTTGGTAATATGCCGTTGTATGCTGATCTTATCATAATTTTGGTTTCTGATTGATTCAGTTTGTATCTTGTATGAATATTCAAACAGTATTGCATAAATGTTTTACTTGCTAATGGAAAACGTCCTTCCATGCTGTATGCCATTCCGTATGTGTCGTTTCTGCTAAAAAATTCTGCAGGACATTGTGTGACACAGTCTAGAGCCATATATGAGCCAACAGGATCATTTGGATTCCACAACTTATCTGAATAGCAATTCTCTAGTTCGTCTAGTAGTTGTTCGTCTGCAATCACATCTTCTGCAAAACTTTTAGGTCTTTTCAAACGTGATAACCATAAAGTAAGTAACTCTCTCCAAGTTTTAGGAAGGTCACCATAAAACATTTTTTGATATTTTGGGTACCCGCCTAATAATTCATCGCCCATATCGCCAGCCATTGTAACAACTATACCTTTGTCTGCCATAAATTTATTTGTATGACAATACATTGCCATACTAGGATTAAAGTTAACTTGTTCCATGTAATAAATGGATTGATCCCATGCTGTCATATATTCTTTTGGTGTAATGACTACTTCGTGGTGTGTGTATCCTTCTTGGTCTGCCAAAACTTTTGCCGCATTGGCATCACTGTTGTAGTCCTCATCTCCTTGCACTTCTGGGTACATACGGTTTGTAAACGTGTTAATCTTTTGTAACTTGCCAAGTTCGTATGCAACAACGCTTGAGTCTAAGCCGCCACTTAGGAAAACTCCTATCTTCCTTTGACCGATAGCACAACGTTTTACAGTATTGCTCACCTGTTGCCTAAATTCATCTGGGTTAAATTTGTTAGTGCCGTTGGGTACAATGTATATTCTCTTGCTGTCTATAAACTTTTTATCTTTCAAACTGTATACTAATGTTTCTCCAGGTAGTAATTGTTTTATGCCTGAGAACAAAGTATTACGCAACGGATTACAACCTGTTCTACTTTGAAAACTTGAAGCAAGTTTGTCTAATTTTCTTGCACCCGGTACTTTATCCAACATACCTTTTACTTCAGATCCAAACACAAGACCTTTGTCTATCTCCGCATAGTACAATGGCTTTATACCTGCATGGTCTCTAGATAGTATTAATTGTTCTTCCTTGTGTTTGTAATATGCAAAACCATGCATTGAATCTATTTCATCGATAAAATCTAAACCAAATTCGTCAAGTCCCCAAGCAAGTAGTTCCGTATCACAGCCTGTTATTCCTGCAAATTGACTTCTGTATTTTTCTTTTAGTTCATAGTAATTAAATATTTCTCCATTGTACACTAACGTATTGCCTTTAGGTGTTTTCCAAGGTTGTGTTGATAGTTGAGGATTAGCCATGATGCTTAATAGGTTATGACCCAGTGTCATTTTATATTCGGGATTCCACCAAACTTTAGTTCCGTCTGGTCCTCTGTGTTTACAAGTAGTAACGTATTGTTGAATAAAGTTTGAATCGTGATCTGTTATGCCGTATATTCCACACATTATAATCCTAACTTCTCTTTGAATCTTTTGAACACTACACCATTACGTATTTCATCAGTACTCCACATTTTATATCCTATGTCATGTACCCATTGTGTCCTGTCTGGATGTTCGGGTGTTTCTATATTGTTTAAATTTTTATTTGCTACTGGCCAACAAAGTGCAAGATCTGAGGTAACAAAGGTAGGGATTCCACGAACGCAAGAGTCGACACTGGCAGTAGAATTGTGAGTAATAAAAGCATGACAATTATTTAAGGCTTCCTGAAAGTTGAATCTGTAGTACTTTTTCTCATCTCCTACGAAGTGTGCAGGTCCTTCTATTAGTTCACAGTCTTCTGGAAACTCTTCTTTTCGATTTATCATTTGTGCCATATGGTTTGGGTGTGGACGTATTAAAAATTTACGATCAGTGATAGGTCTCAATTTTTCATATACACTATTAAACCAATCTATAGGATCAAGTTCGTCCATGCTCCAGTTGTCTTTAGGTTGTAAACCAAAAAGTATAGGATCGCTTTGATTAGATTTACGCCATGGCTCATATTTTATATTCCATAAATCCTTCATCATGTTCCAACGATCGTCTGGACTATTGTCACTTAAAAAATTTCCGTTGTTCATTGGAGAGTATAAACTTACACGCCAATGATGTTTAGGGTGTGTTATTGTGTTGCCGAAACTAGACAGTATGCCACCGTCGAATGTAATAATGTAAATGCCTTTTTTCTTTGCACGTTCCACAAGATCTCGTCTACGTCCTTTTGTATGATGTGGTTGATTCTTTCCTCCATAGCCAAACATACAACCGATTGGTGCAGTTGGCTCCATTTCATTTTCTCTCCATGCTCCTTCTAGTTTTTCATTAACCATTATGGGATTGTCGCCACAAGCCTTAATACCTTCAGCCATGTGTGTAAGCAGTTGATAACTTGCACCTCTTTTTCTATCTTTTACAGTTCTTCTAAATATTTCAACGTCCATCTAATATCCTTAATGCTGTTCCGTCCGCCATTTCTTTTCCTGTAAACTGTCCGTATGCTAGACTGTAAAACAAAGGCCTAGGATCTTCGTATACTGGCTGTTCGATACGTGCTAAACTTTTACCTGCAATAGGGAACGCACAATTATTACTGTCAGCAAAAACAGGAACGCCATTAGCAAGTGCTTTAATTGTGATTGAACTATTGTTAGTAACGACTGCGTGTATGTCATTCCAATCGATTGGTTGTTTAGGTACCTTATTACTGTTTTCTCCTGTATGTATTTTTCCGTCAGTGCCTCGTTGTGCTTCTGGATTGTAAGGTTTTTCTCGAACAAGTATTTCTCTATCTGTATATTTTTTAAGTTCTGCTAATGTGTCAACTAACCAATTCTCACATTTAAAGAAAGTTGCAATAGAATTAGTTGGTGGACATACTAATATTTTCTTTCCGTTTTTATGATATGGTTTTATTTCAAATGGAAAACTTGCTTTAAATCTATCGTCTGGACGTTCATCAATAAAATTTTTTACATGATCATTTTTAACTATTCTTAAGAAATAAGGTTGTTGTCTGCTGATACCCCAATAAGGTCTATCCATGTAATAGAAATCTATTTTATTTTTGACACAGTGTTCATATACTAAATTTGTTCCACGCAGTATACCAAACAACCAAACTTTAGTTGCATCTGTTTTTTTCAACACTTCATGATAAGGTAAAAGAGTTGAGTTGGGCATACCAGACTGTGCCATTCGCATATATTTTTCAGTTACTTCTCTGTCTGTGTTACTAAGATAAATCATAATATTATTTTAAATTACTTTAGTCTAAATGTCTAACTAATTCTGCCACATCCACTTTAAAGTTAATCAAATCGCTTTTTCTTTTTATGCCTGCTGGTTTTTTCTTACCTTCCATTGGTATTGGTACTGTTTCTGCCATGTAAAGTTCGTGTTTCAATCCTAGATGATGTGAAAGAATTGGATAAACTTTTTTATGAACCATTTTAGGATCCTGTATTTCTACAACTTTTGTACCTGGTTGGCACCATAACAAATTGACTAATCCTGCACCATGGGCCGCAACAATGTGTGTGGCTTCCGCAAATGTTTTCATTTGTTCTCTGATACTCATGTTTTCAAGTGCGACTGCTTCGTAACCTTTTAGTGCTAATAACAGTTCGTCTGAGTTTGTCAGTTTCCTTGTTTTTGCACCCGGTCTTAGCACAACAATTTTCCTATGTGCTTTAATACCTTTTAGTCCTGGAATGCCTTTAAAGTGTCGTAGCCATTGTGCAAGGTGCGGAGTAATTACACCATCTTTTGAATTGCTTAGACTTGGCACTAACAAATGTTTGAATTGCCAAACTTTGCCTTTAGGTAACACAACAATTTTTACTTCGGGGAATAATTCTTTAATACATTTTTCTAAATATTTGCTTTTGTTTGCTAGTATGTAACAGTATCTTGTAAAATCTGTAGACCATCTTTTTTCTATGAGTCTAAATTTAGATATAACATCAATCCACACGTGCCATGGATTGTTTGCACTTTGTTCGTCAATTGGCAACCACACATACGTATATTTTTCATCAAATTCTTGATGCACAGGAGATAAGTCTACATCAACATCGTCTCCCCATTCGTCCCAAAGTTTGTGTGTCTTATGAGGTTTGTATTTGCTTTGATGTGTGAGTCCCCAAGCATAGTTGGTTATTAACTTTTGACTCATGGTTGTCAACACCGGAGCATTGTGTACTTTGCAGTTGTGAAACTCTGCTACAAAAGTTGGTAAACTTGTAAAGTGAGGATCAACACTGTCATGATAATTCACAGTATAATCATATCCATTGTCTACCATTTCCCATCTGTCTAAAAAATATTTGATTGATTCGATGTTTTTCATGTTTGCATTTTGCCTATAACTATACTATAATTATATTATTATCATGCTTACCAAAATATTCATTAATGGTTGTTCGTTTCTAACCTATAGACCTAGAGACAATGTTAATACACATTGTGGTATAGAACTAGCAAAATTAATGGACTTGGATCTAGCAGTTAATCTTGCAAACGGTGGAAGAGGGTCAAAAAGATTAATGTGGACCACAAGAGTATGGTGTGAGAAATTTCCTGAACAAGCAGAAAAATGTTTTTTCTTAATTGGATCTAGTGGTGGTAATAGATTTGATTATCCAACTAATGATGGATATAAAAAACATAAATTCCCCACAATGGAAACAACTTGGAAAACTTGGGATCCGAACAGAGATAGTCATACAACAAGTTTTATAAAATATCTTTTTGGATTAGGAGCAGACCTAGATCAAATGACACAGGTTGAATCAATATTAGGATTGTTAGATTTGCAAGATTATTTTCAGAACAAAGGATATCCATATGTATTTTATAACACACTGTCAGATGCTAAAATTACAAATTCTGACGTACAATTATTATTTGATAAAATAGATAAAAAAAGATTTTTTAAACCTGAGACAAGTCATTTGGATTATACAGTTGCTAATGGTCAACAATGCAAAGATGGAGACCCACACCCTAATGAACAAGGTCATAAAGATTGGGCAAAACAATTAAAAGAGTTTATAGATGCTAACAATTTACGCACCATTTAACAATAAGAACAGCAAAGCATATGAAGTTTTTGACGGTGTGCAGAAGTCTTGGCCTGAACAAACAAAACTGCTTGACAATCAAACTGAAATAGAACCAGTAGCAAATAGTATGTTCTGGGGATTCGTTGGCAACAATAAGGCAATGGTTAAAAAACTTGAAGCACGGAAACATCAGTTCTGGTTTACAGATACTCCTTATTTTGGAAGATTTGATAATAATAATTTAAAACCTGACAATCATTATTGGCGTATTTGTAAAAATAAGATTCATGCATCTTATATTAAGATGTGTAAGTCGGATAGATTTGATAAATTTGGAATTAAAATTAAAGCACCTGACTTTAAGGGCAGTTACGTATTAGTGTGTCCTAGTTCTGCAGGTATACACGATTATTTAGATAAACCAAGATGGACACATGACATTGTAGAACAAATAAAAAGATACACAGATAGACCAATAAAAATTCGACACAAGCCACGGGGCAGGGGAACATCTGGACCAAGTGAGGCAACAGTTCCCCTATCCGAGGATCTTAAAGACGCTTGGGTATGTGTAACAAGTTGTTCTATTGCGGCAGTAGAAGCACAGTGCATGGGCATACCTGTCATATGTGATGAGAAAAGTTTTGCCAAAGAAGTTGGAGGACAAGAACTTGCCGATATTGAAAATCCTTATTTTGTTGGTTGTGAAGATTGGCTTTACAGTTTGGCATATCAACAATTTACACCAGAAGAAATAGCAAACGGAAAAGCGGTAGAGATATTAATGGATAAAGGATTACTGTGAAGATAGAAAAAGTAAATGACTTTTGGGTTCCATCAAATGATGTACATATTGAACAATGGAAGTCCGGAACACCATTTACGCAAAATAAGTGTTTGAATAAATTTATAAAATACTGCGAATCACAAACTAAAAAAATGAAAACAGTTATAGATGTTGGTGCTTGGTGTGGCACTTGGGCCAAAGCAATTGAACCATTTGCTAAAAAAGTTATTGCGTTTGAACCTGACAAAATACATTTTGAATGTTTGCAACGTAATTGTACTATAAATTGTACTCCAAGAATGGAGGCTGTTGGTGCTCAATTACAAGAAGTATCATTAACCGAAGACAATTTCACACAGGCAAAAAGAGTTAATGAGAAAGGAAATATTCGAATGATTACATTAGATCACATGGCATATGAAGATGTTGATATGATTAAAATTGATGTAGAGGGATATGAAATGGAAGTATTAAAAGGTGCTACAAAAACATTAGAAAGTGTGAAATATCTAATGATCGAGTTAAACAATAACACCAAAAAATATGGTAGTAATAATGTTGAGGTTGAGAAACATATTAGTTCGCTAGGCTTTAAGGTATTAATGGATCATTGGCCAGATAAAGTTTTCTACCGTCCATAAGCAAATTAAATACTGAAAATGAAAATTTTTATAACAGGCGTTGCAGGATTTTTAGGATCGCATCTAGCAGATCTAATGATATCTCAAGGACATACAGTTGCCGGTAATGATAACATGATAGGTGGATACACAGACAACGTACCACAAGATGTAGAGTTTCATCAAGTTGATTGTTGTGATTTAGAAAACTTGACTAAAGCAATGGAAGGTTGCGATATAGTATATCACACCGCGGCAACCGCCTATGAAGGACTATCAGTATTTTCTCCAGTATTAGTTACAAGAAATATATTTGAAGCATCAGTTACAACTATTACAGCGGCAATAAGAAACAAAGTTAAACGTATTGTGTATTGTTCAAGTATGGCGAGATACGGACATCATGATGATGTACCATACAAAGAAACTTATGAGTGTCGTCCTCAAGATCCGTATGGCATAGCAAAAAAAGCCGGTGAAGATGTTTTAAAAAATTTATGTGAAACACACGGAGTAGAATATGTTATTGCTGTTCCACACAACATAGTTGGTCCAAGACAGAAATATGATGATCCATTTAGGAACGTTATGTCAATTATGCTTAATAGAATGTTACAAGGTAAGCAACCAATTATATACGGCGATGGCGAACAAAAAAGATGTTTTAGTTACATTGATGATTGCTTATATTGTCTAAATGCACTTGCTTTCAACGACAATGTTGTAGGTGAAGTTATTAATATTGGCCCGGATGAAGAACCGGTTACGATAAATGAATTGGCAGAAGCCTGTGCAAACGAAACAGGAGTTAATTTAGATCCAATACATCACAAAGATAGACCTAAGGAAGTTAAACTCGCAACGTGTTCTTCAGATAAAGCACGTAAGTTGTTGAACTATAAAACCTCAACTAATATGAGACAATCAGTTAAAAAAACTGCTGAATATATTAGAACTAGAGGAACAAAAAAGTTTCAATATCATTTGCCTTTAGAAATAATAAATGAACATACTCCAGATACTTGGAAGAAAAAATTAATATGATTTCTTTTTGTTGTCCATCGAGAGGCAGACCTGAACTAGCAAAAAGGTTAGTTGATACTGCTACTGAAACACAAAAACACACTACAGAATTTTTATTTTATCTTAACGACGACGATGAGAAACTAGAAGAATACAAAGATCTACTAGACGAAAAACATTATACAGTTGGACCAAATCAATCCACTTGTTATAGTTGGAATCTAATGTGTGAGAAAGCATCGCATGATATTGTAATGCTTATGGGTGATGATGTGCAAGTGCAAACGCAAGATTGGGATCAATTGATTGCAGATCAGTTTCTTAAATATGATGACAGAATTTTAATGGTAGTGCCAGCGGACGGAAGACCAAAAAATGCAGACAAGTTAGGTAATGAAGTTAGGTTGTGGGACGATTCTCCCTTACCTGCGGCTCATTTTGCAGTGCATAAAAACTGGACAAACACACTAGGTTGGTTGGCGCCTGTGTCTTTTTGGCACTGGCACGTTGATTCTTATACACAAAAAGTTGCACGTAAACTTAATAGATGTTTGTATATGCCTAATGTTGTATTCAAAGTTAAAAAAATATTAACTGATAATGCAGGCAAACAGATTAGGAAAAATTTAAACATCGCAAACAGAGATGAATATGTCTGGACAAAAATTAGAGAAAGATATATTAATGCTGATGTTAATGCGTTAGGTGACTTTATAAAATCTTTTTAATATATTTTTGTAATCTTTTAATTTTAAATCTAATTGTAATACAGGTCTTCTCAAATATTTCTTGTTATTTTCAATAATATTAATATCCTTTGATTCTGTAACAAGGAAAGTATTTGGTGCATATGGTATCATTTTGCCTGCAATACTAATATTAGGTCCAGGTTTAAGGTCATTACGTTCTTTGAAAAACCATAAACATATTACTGGTTTATTAAGATCAATGTCGTTAATATCTTCTAAAAAACAAAAGTCTGTTTTGTATTGCTTGTGGAAATCTAACCAAGTTTGGTGATCAAGTGTGTTTTGATTTTCATACAACTTGTCGTATTCTGATGTACGAAAAACTTGATTTGAGTGTATGTGTAAAACTGGATCTTTAAAGCACTCTGTACGATTTAATCTTTCCCAATTCATTAATCTAATTCTCTTTTAAGCATTTGTTTTATTTTTTTCCTTGATTGTATGTCAATACTTCTTAAATCTATTTGTACGCAAGGTCTACGTAACACAAATTTATTCTCTAAAAATTTTATTTTTTTATTAGTAATTAATATAGTATTTGCTAGGTACTTTATATTTTTTCCTTCGATTACAATTTCTTTAAAGTCCTTATAAGGATCTAAATTATTATCTCTACAATATTTTCTGTATTCTGCTGTATCAGGTCGTTCTCTAAAAAACCATAAACAAATTGTTTCTTTAGAAACATCAATATCTTCTAGATTTTCTAAAAATTTAAAATTTACTTTATAATTATTTTTGAAGTTAGTCCAGTTTTGCTCCCACTCCCATTTGCCCTGCCATTCATAAAGTCTATTATATGTTTCACGTTCTATTACTTCGGGTATAAAAATTATACCTGTGTGTATTAAATTATTATTTTCTAATTTTTGAAATAAGTTAGGCACTGAATAGATTGATCAACTCTTTTTTCCAATCGTCTCCGTATTCACAATCTCGGTATCCGTCGAACCATGGTCCACCTTCTGTGTAATGAAGTATTTTTGGTGTACCATCTTTAGGTTCTTTATACCAGCCAACTAGCCAGTTGTACTCGAGAGGTAATGATCCAATTTCGTTGTCATCTAACCAACTGAATCTATGTAAAAATTTTGGTGACTCTTCATTAAGTAAATCAGGTGTTAATATTTTATTTTTTGGATGTTCACAGTTCCATAGTACCATACTGCTCCAATTTTTTCTTGGATATACTGTTTGTGTTTGTCCGTCCATCTTAGTCGTCTCTTTAGGTGTGTAATCGTGTTGCACACAAACTACTGCTTTAGAATTATCACAATATTTTACAAGTTCATGTGTTGGAACTTTCCAAAGGAAATCGCAATCACAAAACACTGCCCACCCTTTAAAATCATTTAGATAAGGTACAAAAAATCTTGTGAATGTAAATTCGGTTGATGCAAGTTTATCTACAGGACGTGTGTATAATCCTTGATCTCTCATTTGTTTTTGTTTTAATGGAATAACTTCTGCTGATGGATCTCTTCTTTTGATGGAGTGTTCACATACTTGGTATGCTATATCTTCTCTGCTGTCGTGTCCTACGTAAACTTTCATTTTCTACCTGATACTAATTTGTGTATGTCTTGCCAATTATTTACACGGATGATATCAGGGTGATTAAAATCTCTATTGTATGGTTGGTCGATTAATATAGGCTTTAAACCGTAATTAAGACCTGCTAGTGCGTTTTTAGGTTTGTCCTCTACCCAATACAAGCCAGTATTATGAAATTCCGCCAATGCTGAATCTTTGTCTGCTCCAGTGCCAAGTATATGGTAATTTACAAACACATGGTCACCAAAAAGTTCTCCCATTCTTCTCTTACGCAATTTTTGTGCTGGTATGTCTGATGTTTGTGATGTAATAGGAATAAAAGTCCATCCTTCCGCGGCAAGTAATTTTACCCACGTTTGTGATTCTGGCATAGGCCTTTGTGTGCCCATCCATGCACTTCTGTTAAACTCTCTGATTAATTTGCCCATATCATCTCTGGTCAAACCAAACCTTTCTTCCATCCAGTATGTGTTTTCTTTGTCAGGTAAAAGTCTATAAGGGTGATATCTGGCACCCCTTTCATCAAACAGTGTTTTTTGCAACATCCATTTTGTGAAATGATGTTCCCATTCTAAAAGCACACCGTCTACATCTGTGAGGATTATTCTATTATTTGATATCGGCATCTTCCATTCCTGCTACTCTCAGTTTTACAATGTTTGTTATTTGCCATTGTTTCTGATCTAAACCTTTAGTGATGCCTAACCATTGGTTCCTTATCAATGCAAAGTCATTTACAATTTTTGTCATGTCAACAACATCTGTTTCACCATCGACATATTTTTCTGCGTCTCTGCTTGATAATGCTCTATTGTAATTTTCCAAAAATTTTCTAAACGTTTTTGATCTTAATCTTCTCAATTCTATGTTAAGGTATTCTAGTATTGCTTCTAATTGTTGTAGTTGACCAAATCTTTCTTCAACAACACCTGGCAAGGCGGCACTTGCTTTTTCCAAATTACCATATATCTTGCATTGTTTTCTGGCTTCTAGAAGTTCTTTATCGAAGTATGCAACGCAGTCAGGTATCTTGTCTAAATTTCTACTTACTTCGTTGTACCAGTTTATCATTCGTCGTCGTCGCCATATCCCATGTCTTCTGAATCATCCTCATCGAACACAGTATTAATTGCTTCCTCAAGTTTTGGATCGTATTCTGCTGACGCTTTAAGTTCGTCATGTTCTACACCGATGTCTTCTAAACTTTTGATAAAATCAATAGCCATGTCCAATTTTTGTCTTTCAGGGACATAATGTACGACTGAGTTCCACAAACGTTCTATATCTTCGTGTGTAAAATCGATCATTATTATTCCTCAATTGGTTCTGCTTTTTTTGTCTTTTTAGTTATCTCTTCTACTTCTGGCTCATCCATTTCAGTAGGTGCAGTGTCTTTAAATTCAGCCATGATCATATCTAATTTTTCACCTACCCAAGCCTTTCTAAACTCTATGTGTTCTTTACCTTTAGAATCGACGTATTTTAATCTATTGCCTTGCTGTACAAGTATGCCTTTTTTCTCGAACAAGTCTACAAGTCCGCTGTATGGATCCATACCAGTATCATAAGGAATTTTTACTTGCACACCCTCAAAAGGTTTTGCATATCTTGTCTTCATAACCTTACAAGCGGCTCTGATACCTCTTACATCGCTTACTTTGTTTCCTTTTTCATCTTCTTTTAGTTTAAGTTTTTTCATTGCAACAACAATACTTGATGCATAGATAAATCCTTGACCACCTGATATCTTGTCATCTGGATCAAACATATCCTGTGATGCATATGTGTGATTGGTTGCTATAAGTCCTACGTTCCAACTACCAAACATATTAACACAGTTTCTTACAAGTGCTGTCAATGCCTTAGGTTTTCTACCCAAGTCACCTTTCATCTCACCTGCCTCAAACTGATTTACATCTGTTGGAGTCAATAACATACCCAAACTATCAATAACAAATAGTACTTTAGGTGCACCTTCTTTGTTATCCGCGTGTTGGTCTTTGTAACCTTTCATAAATTCTGAAACAGTTTTTGCTACATCATCAACCATTGACATACTTAATTTCATAAGTTTGTCTTCTGATGTGTCCACTTTTAATGCTTGTAGCCACTGTTCATCTAATGCGTTTTCAGTGTCAATTAGTATAACGAATATACCTTGATCCTGTGCATTTTTAATAATGTTTCCTGATGCTATGTAACTTTTCCCCGCTCCTGATTCTCCTGCAAGTACGGTTACTTTTCCTAACGGAATTCCTTTGTTAAAATCACTAGTCATCAGATAATTTAATGCGTAATTTCCTGTTGAGATCCAATCTGTTGGATCACTAAATCCTATGCCTAAGCCTTGGATTGATTTTGTAATACTCTTTCTAAACTTTGTTGCGTCAAATACTTTTGTCATAATTTCTATCCTTGTAATCTATATTAGCATACTAAGGCCCTAACGTCAATACAATTAGGGCCTTGGTAAAATGTCAGATTATTTTGCTTGTCTTGATCTAATTAACTTCAAGATATCTTCTGCTCTCTTGGCACTGTCACCTGCAGGAGCCGCCGGAGCCGCCGCTGTTGGTTGTGGTGCTGGTGCAGATTCAGTTACAGGTGCCGCTGTTGGAGCCGCCTCTGTTACTGGAGCCGATGCTGTTGGTACTGTTACCTGAGGTTTCGCTTGGTAAGCCATTCCCGCTGGTCTAAAGTACTGTCCATATTGCTCAAGATCATAAGCCTCACCGTCTACAGATTTTTCAAATAATTCTTTAATTATTTTTACTTCTGCATCAGTTGGTTCTTTTGGTCTAAAGTCACCTAGGTTATGTAAACCATGTGTATCGATTGCGGCTCTCTCTGCCTCATCTAATGCACGTTCTCTTCTTGACCATTTTGATGTTGAGTAATCAGCATAACCACCTTTGGTAGTTTTGTTAATTCTAAAGTCAACACCTTTTACATAATCAGTTGGCATTTCTTCCATTTCTGGATCCATTAATGCACTTCTAATAATGTTAAAAATTTGAGGACCAATTATAAATCTTCTAATTGGATTCTCTGGTGTTGTGTCCTCTGCTAATGGATTTGTTGTAACAAAACCTTGGAAAATATAACTTTTCTTTTTCCAATATTTTCTGCCCATGTCTTCCATGCTCTTATCTTTGAACCATGGTCTTACTTCTGTAAGAACTGGACAAGTTTTGCCATACATCTCCATACAAGGTACTTGTACCTGCACTGGTCTTGAGTCAGTTTGACCTTTAATACCTGCGAAAGGTAACTTGATCATATTTCTTTCAGTCCAGAAAAAAGTATTGTTAGTGTCCTTATCTGGTAAGAATCTAACAACTGCTTCTGAGCCTTCTGCTATGTTCCAGTGTGGGTAGATGGCGTTGTCTCCGCCTGTTTGTGAAGTTGAGCGATTAACTTCTTGTGATTTTAACTTCGCTCTTATTTCAGCCAATGATGCCATAATGTAAGCCTCCT